TCGTAAAGGCTCGTGATACGACGGTACTTGTTCACCCAAGACGCATCCTGCGGCGTCCAAAATAAGGTTCTGGTCAGGCCGGCTGCATCCTAAACATATTTCGCTACCTCAATGCCGTAATGACCCTGACCCTTGCTGTCGGACCAGCCAAGCCAGATGTTTAGGTCAGCCCCGCTACCGAAGGGCATGACGACGATCTCGCACACAACAAACCCATCCAAATGGCCATCTTCGGCATGGAAGGCGTACAGTGTTGCCTTGTTGGCCTGAAGGGCGGCATATACATCCTCAGACATCCACGGTTCGCTATTGGAGTCTCGGATCTGCTGAATGCCTGGCAAGATCTAGGGCCAATACTGCCTAATTTGATGAATTGCCACGGCTTGGAACTTCATCTTGCCATCGGCGGTGACGCCAGAAATCATCGGAAGCATTCAATTTCCCGTAAGTGCGCGTTCTTGGACAAAAGTTGGGGATGTAGCGGAGAAATCACCCGAAACGGTGCACCTCCAACCCCTGATGATGTATTTCGAGCCGGCTGTGCCAAGCTCAGTGGGCGCGCTATTTGCGGCAAAGTCGCCCTGATTCCATTTGCCTGACGCAGGAACCGCCGTATAGGCGTTGGTGACAGCCCAGATCTAGCCCTCAGATAGGGCGTTAAGCTGAAATGTCACGTCTCGAAGCAGTTGCGTTAGGCGCAACACCTGCTGCTGTAGATCTTGCGGCAGGCGGGGATCGGTCTAAATCCTCATTCTCGGCTCGCCTATTGCAGGTCGACGTCCAGACCGTTCAATGACACAGGCCCGGTCCAGTCAAAACGCACTCGATGCCACCTCGCAATGCGTCGGAAGTCGAAGCGAGCCTATGAGGACTGAGCAATCGTCTGATCTTGGGTGGGCGTGACGCCAAGGTTGCCGCGGTAATAGTTGGTTCCTGTGCCGGATGATGGCTGCGTGCGATAGCGCGGAGTGGCGCGCTTAAACATGCTCCAATTCGTCTCATCGCCAAAGTCGCCAGATACCAAATAGGACGCGCCAGGGCTACCGGTGAGAGAGTAGAGCTTATGGTCCGTTCCAATGACGCCAGGAACGGTCTGGTCACTGATCCAGAACGGCGAATCGTAGGCGATATTCGGCAGATTGTCGTAGGTTGAATAGAGCGTTCCAAGGCCATCATAGGTGACAGCACCCGAGGCATATTCAACGGCCGATTCAATGCTCTGCGATGCCCTTCCCCACTGATTAGTGCGGATGTTGTAGACAATGCAGCTATCGCATGTGCCAGTGGTTGAAGCTACCGATGGGTAGTACCAGTAAACCAGATCGCGGGCCAAGTCGGCCGCACCGATGATGTTGGATCGCTGGGAACCGTTGAGCGACTGGAAAAACCAGTGCCTAATTGGAGCACCAATCGACCGAGGAACCGTGCCGTCATAGACGTAGATGTCGGCTGGCCCTATGAAGAAATGAGATGATCCGACCACCACAACCGATTCTTGCCCTGAACAGCCGATATCGCCAGGTATTCGCTGCCAGCTCCATACGATGGGTGGACCAACATAGCGACCGAGGAACATCGAGCGGGCTTTATAGGCCACCACATCGTCACCAAGCTCTCGCATAGCCGTGATGCGGCCAGGAGCCGTTACCAGTCGACCATTGGCACATTGCGTAGCAACAGATGGCGTCCATACGGCCTGGTTGAACAACCCAGAACACCACCATCCATCGGGCTGGTCGCCGAATGAGCCAGTAAGGTCAGAAACATCGCCAACCAGGACGAAGCCTGACGCGGAGCACATCACCGCCGCAGCGGGTGCAGTAGCGATATCTGCAAAGCTAGCGCTTGGTGCAGCCTATTGAATGCGCTGTGCTCGATTCGTGGCGAGGACATTGTTGCCGAACATGGTGAATCGCCAGCGATTCAGGCCGGTATATCCGCCCGCTTGGCTCCGGTCCACCCATGCGCTAGCTGTGACATCCCACAATTTTGCCTATGTGCCGGCCACGATGCGCTTAGAGCCATCGAGAAGCGTCCCCACATAGGCGCCCTTACAGGCGCTATCCAGGGCTGCAAGCCCAACATCTACACGGCTGTTGGCGGCCGTAAACCCCTGTGTCGATGGGACGATTAGGTCGCAGTCCGTAATGACACCCGGCGTGGCTGGATCAAGGTCGGGGGCAAACCCTTGAAGCTCAATGCGCATCAGTGCACCACGAAGTCAACGCGCTGCCGAGGCGTCGGGCTATAGCGTGCATAGTCATCCTGTCGCCTGAGAGCGTCCATGGCGTTCTCATAGCCTGAGCGCCAGATGGGAATGCGGTCGTCATCCTGCATGTAGGCTGCAGCCTCCAAAAGTGACGCATACAGATACACATTCGGGTTAGCTACGACGAGCCAGTTCTAAGTGGAAGAAGCGCTCAGTGAAGGAACGCCAGAGAAATAGACCATCCGATAGTCATAGTCGGTATTGCAGTTCAAATATAGCGTGTTGCCACCGATCCAATAGCCACTTGGTACAGTCGTGATTGATGCGTTGGTGCTTCGCTCGGGAGACAATGGGTGCAACGCTGTTTCGATGCCACCAAGCTAAATGATGAAAGCCTCCATCTGCCTAAAATCGCTCGGAAGCGCAACCTATTGGCTTGACGACGTGCCGCTAGCCTATGCTTGCTACGATCGAGTACGGAGGTCAGAATTGATCCTTGCCTCAGCAAGCATGATGAAGTCTGGAATGGATAGCGCAAGGTCAGTACGCGCAAGCCAACGGGCGATGGCGTCCTGTAGCGTGGCGTAGTCGTTAATCATTAGACCTTACCCTTCCAGATTCTGAACGCAGCAATGGCAGGATCATTTAGAAGGCGAGATATATGCTCGTCGTTCGCCATGAACTCATGCATAGAGATGCCATTTCGGTTGCAATAGGACTCAACCAGAACGGCGGGAACGCGAGCGGCGTGCCTCATCTCACCAGAACCAACCGCTCCCACCTAGCGAGCGCCATGGGCGTAATTGATAACCGGCTCAACGTCCTGAAGGCGATTAAGAATGGCGTTTTCGCCGTCCATATGAAGTTTGGTGGTTATGCCCATTCGATGGGCACCACATTGACCGTGCCGGCAGCTGAGTCCTGAATCGCGGCAATCGTGTCACTACCAGTCACATTGAGGATAATCGCCTCATTTGGCGTCACTAGCATGTCGGTAGCCGTTGCCGTAGCCGTTGTTTTGCCAACTTTGACATGGGCATTAGCGGTAGCAGCGATGCGTACGTACTTCGCCACCTGGCCGGCCTGGTTATTGGGGATAGTTGCCGATGCCGACGCTGCGCCAGTCGTGATATTCACGCCGGTGAGGTTCACATCAAGGCAGATGATCGGGCTCTTGAAAGACATGTCATTTCCCAAAAGAGAGGGGGCCGAAGCCCCCTCGTTAAGACCGTCAGGTCAGATCTCGGATCACCGCGTGGGCGTCCTTGTTGTCCATCTGCAGGCCGTATTCCCAGGTGATGAGCATCTTCTCCGCGTCGCCCGTCTTTGCCAGAGGCTTGGCCTCCACATTGCGCAGGGTCTTGAAGGAGACGTGATCCAGGTCGAGCAGGTAGGCAGACGCCTCCGAGCCAAAGAAACGGTCAGGCACGACCTTCAGGCGGCCAAAGTCGGTCACGTAGAAGTCGAACGCAGCGTTCAGCTCGTTGCTGTCGGACTGCTCGAAGCGGGTAGCATTACCCGAGAAGGTCGAGCAAATCACCTTGTCCGAGGGGCGGACCAGAAGCAGGCTAGGCTGGCCGCCAGCGGTATATGCGGTCTGCATGGCCGACTTGACAAGCGATTCGGTCAGCGCGCGAGCAGTGCCAGCCACCGGGGCGGTATTGCTGGATGGGATCGGGAAGGCGCCAGTACCGGCACCCACAGAGCCCTAGGTGATCCAGCCAGCTAGGCCTCGGGTCTGGCGGGCAGTGCCCGTAGCGCCCGCGTTGAAGGTCTGGTTGCCAATGATGCCAACCTCGGCATCGCGCTTCAGTTCCTTCATCTTCTTCATCTTCTGGAAGGCGATTTCCGACTTGCGACCCGCCTTGTCAACCACCTCTTCCGTGTCGGAGATGATGAAGTTCTTGTAGCTGATCTGGGTGTAGTTACCCCAGCGCGTGCTCGGAGATACGGCCGTGAACGAGCTGATGTCGTCACCTTCCAGCTGGGCGTTGTTTGCCGCCGAAGCCAGCGCGTCGGTCTGCCACTCGAAGAATCGAGCGGAACACTTGGACTTCTTCAGTGCGGAGTACAGCGGTGTATCGGTAGGCGAAATGATGTCGATGACATCCGACAGGTCTTCGCGCTAGCCGATAGCGGTGTAGGTGGTATAGGTGTTTGCAACGATGGTCATGATTGGCCTCTATCTGAGCGAGCCATGAGCAGTGCTAGCACGTCGTCATCCCTTCCCGTGCGCTTGGCGCGCTGGGCGAGCTGCTGAACCTGCTGCTGCTTGGCGTTAGTGGGGGAATTGGCTGTGCCAGGCTTGATGGCCTTCGGAGGAGTCTTGACCTCCTGAGCCTGCTTGGACTTCACAGCCTGAGCCCTGTCCCAAAGCATCGCCTTGCGGGCGATCAGGACAGCGCGATGGTCGGTCAAACTGTTCAGCTCATCGGGCGAATAACCTAGCGAAATGAGATGCTGGGCGATTTCTCGCTGCTCAGCACCACGCTTCGTTGAGTCACGCCAATCGGGCAATGCATCCAGAAGTTTTGCCTCGTTAACCTTGACGGATTCGTGGAAGACTTTCTCTTCCTCGTTCTTCCTAATCTGGTCGATGGCCTAACGTTGCTGGTCTACCTGATTCAGCATCGCCGCCTTCTGTGACATGCGCTGCTGCTGCCGCAAATACTCCTGCGGATCGGACTCGATAAGCTTGGCAAGTTCGGCCTGATTCCCGACAAGCTCCTGATAGAGCGCCGCTGACAGGTTGTCGAGCTGGGTGATACGCTGTGCGTATTCCTGCTGGACAAACTGACGTTCTTGCGTCGCTTGTTTGGTTAGCTCTGCCGCTTCGGTCGTCTTGCGCGTGTAATCCTGCTGCCTCATGTAGCCCTTAAAGGCTTCGTCGGCAGTAATTTCCAGTTCCTCACCCTGGACGGTGACCTTACGTTTATTGCCAAGCCACGCATCTAGTGGGTCTTCTGCCGGCTTTTCTTGCTTATCATCCTTGGGATCATCTTCCTAGCCTTCCTGGCCGCCCTCTTCCTATTCCTGCTCCTCTTCGCCCTTTGGCTCAAGGCGTTTCAGGATGTCATCTTCGGTCAGCTCAGTTTCCTGGTTGCTGGCCTGCCCTTCTTCGAGTTCCGCTTCCGGATTGCTCATGGGATTACCTCGGTGGTTAGGGTGAAATGTCTTGTCCGTTGTTCAAACGCACCCTCCATGTGCCTGTTTCTACGGGTGCGCCAGCATGGATTCCATGCCAAACGGGATGCGCCTTAAAGGGCACCCAGATTCGGCAGATAGTCAGTGGCTTTAGCCCCTTTTCTACCTCCCTTAAAATGGCGTCGAGTTCATGCCAGTTGCGCGGGCCACCTTCTGCGCCAGCGTCGCCTGAGCCACCATTCCGGTCTCCACATGCGCTTCCAGGTGCGCCCTGACCCGCCGCAGAAGATGCAGCATGGTCCACAACTTTTCGCGGCCTTCCGCGTCGCGGGCTGGAGATGTCTGCCATTTGTTCACAATCTCCGTTTCGATGTCATGGAATGCATCAACCAGCATGGGGTGCCCTAGAAGCTGTGCAGCATCATGTCCGCGTTTGATTTCAAGCTCAGTTTTATCGTCGGTCATGCCTGTTCATTCCGCTCTTCGTAGTCGACCGTTTCGTCTGCTGTTGAAGCATCCTTGGCACCCATGGACTTGGCGGCTGCAATCCGGGCCTCAGCGTTGATGCGGGCCACCTCGATCTGTGTCTGTGCCTGCAACTCTGCCTTGTAGCGCGCAAGATCGGCGTCTAGCTGCGCCTTGATGGTGGCCAAGCGCTCATCCTGCTCCATTTTTAGCTGGTTTCGCTCGGCCTCTAGCTGCTTTTCATGCTGCTGCTGTGCTGCCTGCGCCTGCTGACGGAGCACTTCCAGCTAAGCATCGTTCTGATGCTTCTGGGACTGCAGTTGAGCCTGACTTTGTGCCTTGTACTGCTCCAACTGCATCTGCTTATCAGACTCAGATGGCTGAGGCGGCTGCTACTGCGCCTGGTCTGGCGGCATGAAATAGCGGGAAGCGTCCTTCTTGCCCATGGCGCTCGCCATGTCTTCCAGGGCGTTGTAGGCCTACTGTGGTTGCACCAGTCCATATTGCGCGGCTTGGGCCTGGACCTAAAGTAGCTGCATCGACATGGCAAGTTGCCTGTCCTTGGATGACGTGCCAACGCCAACCGAAACTGTCATGTCGTAGTTGTTCTTCCATGCTCGCGGATCGATGGTCATCCATTTACCGGAGATACGGACCTGTTCTTGGCGGTCCTGATACTAGGTAACAAGTTTCAGTAGCAGCTGGAAGATACGCTTGACGCCAGTCTCGGCAAACACGCGAGCCATCAGCTCTACACGCTGAGCACCCTGATCCATGAGCTGCTAAAGTCCCTCGGAGCCGATCTTGGACTTGCTAAGCTCATTCCCGACCAAGCCCTGCGAGAACTCCTTGATGCCAGTCCTGGCATCTCGCACCCCATCGAAGAACTGGATGCCGCTTAGCGCCTGGG